GCGCTAGGAGTCCAATCAGTTTCATCGTTAATGTCTGACCAGTAAACCTTATTCTCCTCACCACCCACGTTAGCAGCTACAACAAAGTCTCGCACTACTGTTACATACTTAGCTGTAGGAGCCGATGCAGATAGGTCTGAGACCGTCGTAGAGCCTCCTAAATCCCACGTTTGCAGTACGTTAGACCCATTAGCCATAATCAGCTTAGAACCGAACTGAGTCACGTCCCAAGCCTCTACAGAGCTATACGAAGTCTTTAACGCATCTAAACTAGCATCGCTAGAATCAAACTTATAAATCGACGTAGCACTAGCAGCAAACAACGAAGAAGCTCCTGCATACTTGCCAGCAAACGCTACTAATAACGTCTCACCACTAGCGTCAGAATAATCAGCAGCCTCACGCAATGGAGCATAGCCGTTAGTAACTGGAAAACAATTAACTGCTTCCATTACTGCACCAGTAACGCCAGGCTGATCTGGCAACCATTCACCGAATACGATTTTCATTGCTTAGTCCACGTAGTAGCTTCATCAGGAACAACCGTCCACTCATAGCCAATAATGTTACCTGTCGCATCTAGCACCGCAGTAGCAATCACCGACGCTGCTCCTGTAGTCACAAACGAGCCTAGTGCTGACATTGTTCCAGTAGCAGTAATAGAACCTGCACCATTAACAATAAAGCTACCTGAAGCCGTTACAGTTGCTAATCCAGTAAAAGATGCAGAACCACGAATCTGATCTACTGGAACCGCCGTAAACGTAGCATTACCAGTAATCGACGCTGTAGCAAACTTATCCGCTAAAGCAGCCGCAGTAAATGTCGCTATACCACTAAACGACGCAGAATCACCCTCGTACTCTGCATAACCATCTACCCAATAACCAGCAACAACGTAACGATCAGGCTGACTTAAATCGCCCTCACCATAGCCTTGTACCCAGTAATCGTAATCGACGTAATTAGCCATTTACCTCTACCCAAGTCTGAGCTACCTCGTTCCATGAGTACATTTTGCCATCAGTAGGCATTGCTACTGGAGGCTGCCATTGAGCATTAGCATCTAGAGTCCAGCTTGCATAAGGCTTAGGAGCTACAAACGCATCTATATCTGAATTGTAGGTATAACCAATGCCAGCGTAATTCTTACGAATAGTCGCGTTATAACTAGTCTGTTTCCACGTACCACCAAATAGACGCTCACAGAACGCAGCACCGATATATTCTTTTTCTGTACCGTTAGCGTCTGCTGTGTCTTTGTTATCAATGACGATAACCTGAGTCACAATATTGTTTGAATCAATCTGTGCGTAGTGAGCCATTATTCTTCCCCTAAATGCAAACCTGTCAGACTTTCATCTGAGCCTATGTAACCTTTTAAGAACGTATTAAACGCTATGCTAATACGTGTATCGTCACCTTCTTTAGTCTGTACCATGTGCGTTAAGTGTGATGGAAATAGAATCAAATCTCCAGCACCAACTTCAAACCACCATGACTCAGAATTGTAAGGATTAAACTCAGCAGCAGGAACCTTAATACGCTCGTAACCATCCTTGTAAAAGTAAATCTTATCTACCGCACGGTCAGCTTGTGGATAGAACACACCAGACACGACGCTATTCGGATGCGCGTGTTTATGGTGGTACTGCCCAGCTTCCGTATAGTTAGCCCAACTCTGCGTTAGATACAGACTCACATCGAACTTAGGAGCATGAATAGCTTTGAAGTATTCCAACATTGAATCTTCAATAAAATCACGTAATTCAGTTAGTTCCTTGTTCTTTAGAATCTTGCGATCCTTGCTAGTCGTATTACCTTCGTTAGCGTAATGCTCTTGACCTTTGATGAACTCTAATTCAGCTTCAGTCAGATCGCGGAACTTAAAGAAAGCAACCGGCGTTGGGAATAAGTTATTTATATTCACGCTACAGCCTTCTCAAATTCTTCAGCGTCAGCTTTCATCTTGTTTAAATCTTCATCAAGCCATATTGTAGGAATACTGTCCTCAAACTCACGTATCTTATCCATTACCCATTGCACTTCTTCCCATGATGGACATGGTCTAGGATCATCCCAACGAGTAAATGTAGTGTTAGAAATTTCCCATTTAGCATTAGGACGCAGTAAAGACATAGCTACATCGATACCGTACATTCGATAGAGTTTAGTTTCCATAGACCTTATTGGTTGATTTTAATAATTACGATGCCAGAGCCGCCAGCTCCACCTCTACCACCACTACTTGAAAATCCACCTCCACCAGCGCCACCACCAAGATTTGTAGTTCCGTCTGCTCCAGCAGTATCACTATTTGTTGCATTACCGCCACCACCAGAACCACCAGTTCCAGCAGTTCCACCTTGACTACCCCCGCCTCCACCACCACTGTAGGTTACAGAACTTCCTGAAAGAGATGAAGCCGTTCCATTGCCGCCATTGCCACCAACACCAGAAGCTGCATTGCTTCCAACTGCACTAGCTCCACCACCACCGCCACCAGCACCTGCTGAAGGGCTAGAAAAATTATTTCCTCCTGTGCTTCCTTGTGATGGAGTAGTGCTAGGAGTATTGCCAGCACCACCTGATGCTGAACCTCCACCACTACCTCCAGCACCGCCACCAGAACCACCTGCTAATCCCGGATAAAGCGTTCCAGATGCTCCACCGCCTCCACCTCCGCCACCAGCAGAAGTAATAGTGCTAAACGTAGAATTACCACCATTAGAACCTGAGCGATTAGGGTCACTAGTTTGTCCAGTTGCACCACCTGCACCAACCGTTACTGTATATTCTGTTCCTGCTGTTACTGATAGTGAAGTGCCAGTTCTAAATCCACCAGCTCCACCACCACCAGAAATATAACTACCACCACCAGCGCCGCCACCCACAACCAAATAATCCACGCTAGTCACACCTGTAGGGCATACCCATGCAGTAGATGATTTAAATGTAAAGACTGTTTGTGATGCTACGGAATAAGAAAGAATGACTATGCCGGAGCCGCCAGCGCCAGCAGTTGTCGTGGTAAAAGCAGAACCACCGCCTCCACCGCCCAAGTTCGTAGTTCCGTTAGTAGCATTAGTTAATGGAGTTGTCAAAGCGCCACCATTGCCGCCGCCGCCCGAACCGCCCGGTGCTACCGTAGCCAAAGGAGTTTGAGTTCCACCACCACCACCGCCAGCGTAGGTCACAGAACTTCCTGAAAGGGTAGAAGCGGTTCCGTTACCTCCTGCGCCTGTTCCGGTTACGCCGGGAGTTTGACCGTCTCCACCAGCAGCAGAAGCGCCGCCGCCGCCAGCACCTCTAAATGGAAATCCATCAGACGTATAACTACCGCCAGCATTTCCTTGTGATGGTGTAGTGCTTGGCGTATTGCCAGCCGCACCAGCACCACCAGTAGCGTCTGATGCAGTTCCACCACCAGAACCACCTGTATTGCCTATTCCATTGCTAGTGCCACGGGAACCACCACCGCCGCCACCTGTAGACGTAATGGTACTAAATACTGAGTCAGCACCATTCCCACCAATCGTGCTACCTGAAGTACCAGCCACACCACCCGCACCTACAGTAATTGTGTAGTCAGTTCCAGCCGTAACACTTAGACCTGTGCCAGTTCTAAAACCACCAGCTCCACCACCACCAGCACCGCCGGTATAACCACCTCCAGCACCAGCCGCTACAACAAGGTAGTCAACTGTGGTGACACCAGTAGGAGCAGTCCACGTACCAGACGCAAGGAAACGCTGAATGACGGTGATATTTGCACCGCCCATTGCTCTAGCAAGCAACATCCCAACAATTCCACTCATAATGTTCCTTTAACTGACATTGCCAGTAATAACGCAGACAGTTCCGCTATTAAATAACACAGTAGCAACACCTCTTGTAGACAATGAAACAGTTGCCTTATCTGCATCTGTTCCTGCAATATAAGCAGTAGTGATTGAACACGTACAAGTAACAGCACCAGTTGTATTGTTAAAAATACTCACAATATCGCCAACAGCAAATGTCGCATCAGGAATCGTTATAGAGCCACCAGAGCCTACCTCGACATACTTACCTACATCAGCAGTTTGAAGCGTGTAGGAACTCGTTTTAGCGCCCACAGGAGGCACATCACGGTAGCCAATAGGGTTAGTACCATCAACCGTACAGTTCGTTAGCGTGCCTGAACTTGGAGTACCTAACGCACCACTAGGAGCCACATAATCAGTACCAGCAGTAG